ATGCTTGACGCTGATATTACCGTCAAGTGTGACCAGGATAATTGCGACCACGATGAAATTATCGAGGTGCGCACATCCCATCCGTTCATTGGTGTCCGCATCGCCGGCTACGTAATCTACGGGAAAACAACTATTCGCCGCTACTGCAAGCTGTGCGGAAAACAGTTCAATCCTCGTGTAATTCTGCATGGAAAGGCTTGAGATATGCCATACGCAATTATTGGAACCCAAACCAATGCGCGTCGGGCATCCTGCCGGCTGTGCGGAAGAAAACTCATTCCCGGAGAAGGCATTCGCTGCGAAAACAAGTACGACTGGCGAATTCAATACTTTTATCTTTGCGCAGATTGCTTGCTGGTCCAGGCAGAAATAGAACGTGGCTTGGATATTTACTACAAGAAAATTCAGCCAAATATCCGCCGTTGTAATTGTGGAACAGACATCATCGAAGATCGTTATTACAACCTTGTCGAGCGCGGCAAGGAGAAGGCGCCGATCATCGCCGAAAGAATCAGCGCTGATTTGGAGAAAGGATCCATGACCTGGGATCGATTGATTGACGTTTATCACAAATACACCTCATCCTTTTTGGATGTGTCTATCGTAGCAAATTCCACCCAATCTGTCAGAACTTAGGAGGTTATTACAACGTGAAAGGCTTGAAAACTTTGTCGCTTTGTGTCGTCGGCCTTGTTTTTTTGGTCATCGCCGCTATCGTCATCGGATTACTTTATTAGGCAAGGAGGATTATGTCACCGTTCGTAATGATTGCTTATGCCGGAATTGGCATATCCGCGCTGATCCTGGCAGGCTTCGCTGGAGCGCAAATCCAGAAATTTGCAGATCAGGTGAAACGCATGGAAGAACGCATCGCCGAACTTGAAACAGCCAAAAAGACGCGCAACCCATATCGCACCAATGAAGCGCTCGAAGACGCAATGGCGATAATCCATGATGCTGCCTGGCAAGCTGATGCCACCCTCGATTACATGCGCGCCCGGTTGAAGCAAGTTGATAACACCTTACAGGTTGCACGGTCGAACCCGGACGATTACGACCCGGATAAACCCAACAAAAAACGCCCGCTGTAACAGGCGTTTTTCAAGTGAGCAGGTGCAACCCGAAGCTCGCTTTTAGTGTAGCAGAAATGGACCGGAAAATCAATGAATGCTGAGCTAATGGAATTCATCGGAGACGATTTCATGACCGTTTGGGATCAGATGTTTTGTGACCACAGCTTTATCACCTCTGACGAAGACGGCTCGCCGGTAGAAACCGATCGTTGTGTATATTGCGGCATCCGCAAAGCGCATGTTCAGGAGGCTGATGATGGACGAAAAGTTTCATAGCTACAGTGCAGCCGTCCATACCTCAAAGCGTTACGTCTGTTCTGTCTGCTTCGGTCAGCTTGAGGTCCTGCCCCATTGGGAGCAGGATGCCAGCGGGCAGATCGATATCCCCTCATCCTGGTTTTCTGTACGCTGCCAGAACTATCCAGACCAGCACGCCGGATTTGTTACTGCAAACTACGCCGTCAATACCCGCCTGAGCAGTTACATCGACCTGGCCGACGTGCTAGAAAACGGCATTGCTGACCTGCTCTGCGTGGATAAAGCAGCCATTGCCAAGAAGGCCTACTATGCGCTGCCGCCGATGGCTCGCATCGATCCGCAGTTTCATATGCAAATCATTGGCGCAGTAGATCGCCTCCACACTATTTTTATGGCTGAGCAGCGCAAGTCTGCGCCAAGAATGACCGCTGAAGAAGCGATCGCCGCACTTTATGGAGAATAATCTCATGCCTATTGCTGGCTTGACAGACCGGGGCCTCGCCTTCCCCCAAATTGGCGTTATCCGCAAGGGCGGTCAAAAATCCGCCAACAAACCAGGTCAGGACCTGACTTACTTTCGCGTCGAATTTGACGCCAGCCGGCCCGACCTCGCTACCAAATTCGCTGCTGCCTATTCACCGGAACCGCGCAAACTCAACGTCGTGTTTCCATTCAACGACTTCGACCGCCAGGTCACAATTTTTTTAGAAGCCTATAACAAAGGCCGCCTTGTGGCCCGTGCCGGTACCGTCAGTGGTTTGGACCCTGCCCAGAACTTTTACAAGACAAAACTGGACCCCAAAACCGGCGAAGTCCTCGCCCGCGATGGCTACTGGGTATCTGGACCCGATGCAGGCAAGCTGGCCTACTACGACAAAGACAAGCCGGAGTACGTCATGCAGTACACCGGAAAAGACGGCCGGCAAAAAAGTTTGCCTGTCTTTTGCAAACCGATCACCCGTATCAAATTCGTCCTGCCAGAGCTGCGCGAGCTGGCCTATGTCCTGCTCAAGTCGTCCTCCATCTACGATGCCATCAACCTGAGTGAGCAGCTATCTGCTCTCTGGGAAGTATCCAATGGCAAGTGGGCTGGTATCCCGATGGTACTCGAACGCAAACCCGTCTCCATCCTCTGCCCGGACGAACACGGCAACAAAACCTACCGCGAAAAATGGCTTGTCCATATTCAGGCTAACCCGACCTGGAGCGAAGCGCGTCTGCTCGGTCTTCAGAATCAATCTATGCTGTTGGCTTCTGGCTCATCTCCGGTGCAAATGTCGATGCCAGCCCTATCTGCAGCAATCGACGACGATGATGAAGATGAAACCATCCCAGACGAGCCGGCCGCCTGGGTCGGAGATGCGCAAGAAGGCGAGTTCACTGAAAGTGTGCCGGAACCAGAATTTCCCGCTGAGCCTTCCGCGGAAGAACCCCAAGAAAAGCCCTGGCCATTCGAGAAAATCACCAAAGAAACGGCTATGTCAGCCAAAGGCGTCAGCGGTAAGACTTACTGGTCGATGTCCACACCAGAACTTGAAACCGGTCTGAATGCAATCAAAGACACGCTTGCAAAAAACAACATGACCACTGAAAAGCGTGAAGCCGCGCTGTTCAATGCGGATGTTATCGCTGCAATTCTTGAGTACCGTTCTGAATAACAATTTTGGCGGCGGCGTGGACGCGACACGCAATCAGTGGCGATGGGATACGGTGAGCGAGACCGGCAATCTCGCATGGCGGTAGCGTAGCGGTTAAAACCGAACAGGATCCCTGGTGGCAATTGAAAAACAAAAAGTCCCTTGAAAGCTCTAGTGAAATTGGACGACGCCAATTTCCAGGCCGGTGGACTACCAACACTTCAGCGCTGATGCCCATGACCCCGTTCAACTCGGGGCCGCCAAAGAATTCAAAACACGAGGATAACTGAAATGAACGAAACGATTGTTGAACTTTTGTCGAGACTTTCTTTGCTTCGGATCGAAGTATCAGAAGTTTCCGAAAGCGTTGAAGAAAAAGCGGATGCATATATGCAGACGGATGCCTACAAAGCCTACCAAGATGAACTTTCAAAATCCGTTGAATTAGGGTCACGTATTGTCGATCTTGAAAAAGAAATCCGCCAACGTTCGTTGGATGAATTCAACCTGCTTTTAAATAAGCATCCATTTACCGGGATCGAGATCAAGATGCGCAAAAAGGTCGCTTACGAAGACAAGTCCGCGCTTGAATTTTGCCGAAAGCAGAACGTTGCCCTGAAGATCGACAAAACGGCTTTTGAACGTTATGCAAAAGCCGTTGCTGAAGCCGGACAGCCTATTGACTTCGTTTCAATCACGGAAGAACCTCAGGTTCAAATTTCATCTGACCTTTCCGATTACCTTCCGAAATAAATAATTCCGCCAGCCTATCCCCTCTGGTTGTTGGGGTGGATTGCTCCACCCCAGCTCCCAGGGAATGACGGACCCTGGCCTCCTAAAGAAGCCCCGGATGTCCCACACATCCGGGGCGAAGGAACCCGATGAAAGAAATACTTTGCCTTTTATTGTTTGTACTTGTATCAGCAATTTTCTATTTGCTGATAAAGCTTGACATGCTTCGGAGGTCAAAATGAATCCACGTGAATATTACGACAAGCTGATTAGTGAGATGCCATTCGGAGCAGAACGTGCCATTGCAAGAATCATTTCTTATCGCGTTGGTATTGAAAACGCTATTCAAAAGGATGCACTTATTGAAGAGTGCAATCGCGTTGGCATTGACTTCAAATCAGAACGTCAAGTTCGAAAAAACATCGTCGATTTACGCAAAAAAGGCTACCCCATTTGTTCATCCAGTGGAGAAAGTGGTTATTACTTTCCATCCAGTTTAGGTGAGTATCAGGAATTTCGCGCTCGGGAATACGTAAAGAAGATCAAAGACATGGCAGAAACGACACGCGCAATGGATGATGCCATCAAGCGGATGTTCTCAACGGAATATGAGAAATACAAATTCGATCGATCTGGTCAGCCAGCTTTATTCCAATCTAACGAGGCAATCAATGTGTGAAACGTGTGAAAGAATTCTGCGCAATATTGAGCGAGCTGAAACCGATGGGAATATCGATAAGGTTCGCGTGCTGCGCTCCGTATATTCCGGACATATCAAGCACACCCATGACCAGAATATCGTCTGCGTCACTCCGAATTTTATTACCTGGCCTGGCGGTGATACATGGACAGTGGTGAGGTAATCGATATGGCCGAATTCAGAAATGTTCATTCACGCATCTGGAAAGATGAATGGGTTTCCGATCTTGAACCGGAAGCGAAATTGCTTTTTATCTATTTGTTCAGTAACGAACGGGCTTCCATTTGCGGACTGTATGAACTGCCGCTGAAGTTTATTGTTTTTGAAACCGGTATCTCAAAAGATAAGGTTTTGGAAATCTTAGCAGTGTTTGAAAAAGAAAAGAAAGTCTATTACCGGGACGGAATTGTCTGGGTAAAGAACCTGCGCAAGTACAACGATAGCGGTAATAGTCCTAAAGTTCTTGTCCGTATTCAAAAAGACCTTGAAACTATTCCAGATTGTGAGTTGAAAAACATGTATTTTGAGTATTACGGATACCCTATCCGCGTACTCGGGATACCCTATCTGGAAAATGAAAGCGAGACAGTTAAAGAGACAGTTAAAGAGACAGAGACAGATACAGATACCGAAATTGATACCGTACCAAAAAACAGCAGCGACGGGCGGCCTAATATCTTCTCAATCTATGAACGAGAGATCGGTCCATTAACTCCATTCGTTGCAGAAGATTTGAAAGCAGCCGAAAAAGACTATCCGATTGAATGGATTGAAGCCGCTATCCGAGAAGCCGTTGCAAACAATGTGCGCAAATGGTCGTACATCATGGGTATTTTGCGTCGCTGGAAAAAAGAAGGCCTGAAAGGTCGCCCGAATAACACCCCTCCCCGCGGCAAGCGTTTCAAGGTCTATACAGACCCTTCCGGCGCGCTTGTCAATGAGCTGGGTCAGCCGGTAGATAGCAAAGGGTATCTTCTTGAGGTGGCAGCATGACCGATCAAATTCCATGCTCTCCTGAAGCTGAAGAAGCCCTAATTGGGTCGATCCTTATCAATCCAGAGGTTCTCAAGGAAGTTGAGAACGTTGATCCAGAAGACTTCTACATCGAGCGCAATAAATGGGTTTATCTGACCATGCTCAATATGCGCCATTCCGGTCAAGACATTGATTATTTGACCGTCATTACCGCCCTTGAAAAAGCCGGAAAGTTGAACGAAATCGGCGGCGCCGCACGAATTACAAATTTCATCAACACCACCGTCAGCAGCCTGCACGCCGAAAGCTACGCCAATATCATCCGCGAAAAAGCCAGTCGCCGGCGTTTGGTTATGCTCGCCGCGAAACTGACCAAAGCCGCTTTTGACGACACGCAGCCTGTCACTGATACAACCTCGACCGCCATCGATAGCCTGGCGAAGTCCATCGTTACCTTCAACGGAGCGCGGCATATCTCTACCTATGTTTCGGAACTTTACGACCAGATCGACGAAGCCTCGAAGAACCCGAAAGATATTTACGGCCTGCCGACCGGGTTCCCGGATTGGGACCGGATCACTTACGGCTTGCAATTGGGCGAAGTCGTACGCCTGGGTGGCGAGCCTGGCGTTGGTAAGTCTGTTTTGCTCGGTCAGCTTTTGGTCAACTTAGCCAGTGCTGGTATTCCGGTTGCTTTGTACGAAATGGAAATGAAAGGCGTGCAGGTCGCGCGCCGGCAGTTATCCATGATCAGCAAAATCAGAACCCATGTCATGCGCTCCGGTAAATTGCGTGATGAAGACTGGCCCGTTCTGACCAACGGCATCGAAATGCTGGCAGACCTGCCAATTTACATCTGCGATGCGTCCATCATGACGACCGCTGAATTTCGCGTCGATCTGCAACGCTTGATTTCTCAGTATGGCGTGCAAATGGTCGGCATCGATTATGAGGTCTTATTCGCAGACCAGGCCGCCACAACCAATGACCGCCGCGCACTGATTTCCAACCGCGTCCACGGCATTATCAAAGACCAAAACCTGGCCTGCGTCTCCATTGGCGATATGTCGAAAAGCGGCATCCGCGGTGAAGTGACCGGGCAGGGCGCTTTAGCCGGCACAGCTCGTGAGTCTCACAATGACGACAATATCATGCTCATGCGCAAAACCGATCAGGACGACCTTATCAGCGTCACCTGGGAGAAATTCCGCGAAGGCGAGAGCGCGCGGCACATGAACCTGCTGCGCGCAGAAGGACTTCCCTATTTCAAATCTGTGACTAAAGAGCCTGTTCAGGCGCAGCATCCGCGCCGATCCACGAAACGAAATGAGCCGGTAGATTTTGATCTGAACAGCATTGAGGATTTGCAATGAACTATACCGACTTTCTCAAGACAAAAATAACTGTCGCCGAACGCGCCGGCTTTGAAATTGGCGATCTCAATCCCCGCCATTTGCCCCACCAGGTGGAAGCCATTCGCTGGGCAGCATCGATGGGAACGGCTCTGATTGCCGCTTCTTTCGGCCTGGGTAAGACATCCATCCAGTGCGAACTGGCCCGCCAAATCCATAACTTGCACAACAAATCTGTCATGGTTGTTTGCCCGCTGGGCGTCAAATCCCAATTCACCATCGAAGACGGCCCGGCCCTGGGAACGAACTGGAAGTATGCCCGCACTGACGCCGAAGCCGCGCAAGCCGGCCCGTACATCATTACCAATTATGAGCGTGTCCGCGACGGGAACATCACTTCTGAAACCATCGATCAACTTGATGCGGTGTTCCTGGACGAAGGCTCAATCCTGCGTAACATGGGTTCTGAAACATCCGATGTGTTCAAGAAGGTGTTCAAGAACGTCCCTTATCGCTATGTCTGCACTGCAACGCCGGCGCCCAATGAGTACAAAGAACTGATTTACTATGCTGAGTTTCTCGGCATTATGGATCATGGCCAGGCGCTTACCCGTTTTTTCAAACGCGATAGCAATCACGCCGGACACCTGACGCTGATGCCTTCGCAAGAAGAAAACTTCTGGATGTGGGTTGCTTCCTGGGCGCTTTTCATCAACAAACCATCCGACCTGGGCTTTTCTGACGTTGGTTATGACCTGCCTGAGCTGCGCGTTCATTGGCAGCGTGTATCGGTCGATCAATCCCGCGCCTGGAAGCAGGCGGATAGCCGCGGTCAGCATCGCCTGTTCCTGGACAGCTCAAACGGTATATCCGAAGCGTCACAAGAAAAGCGCGCCACGCTCAATGATCGGGTTGAGGAAATGAAACGCATCATGGACGCCAATCCGGGCCGTAATTGGTTGCTCTGGCACACCCTGGAAGCGGAGCGCGATGCTATCGAAAGGGAAATTCCTGAAGCCGTAACAGTCTATGGCAGTCAGGATCTGGAAACCCGTGAACAGCGCATTGTTGATTTCTCCAACGGCCGGATATCAATCCTTGCCACCAAACCAGAGATTGCCGGATCCGGATGTAACTTTCAAAAATATTGCTACTCAGCTATCTACCTGGGTGTCGATTACAAGTTTCAGGACTTCATCCAGTCCGTTCACCGTATCCAGCGCTTTCTGCAGACTCATCCGGTAGACATCTACATCGTCTATGCCGAAAGCGAAGACGCGGTGATTAGCACGCTCAAACGCAAATGGCAGCAGCATGACGCGCTTGTAGCCAAGATGCAGGCCATCATCAAGAAATATGGATTATCCGAGCTGGCCATTAAAAACGGTCTTAGCCGGAAGATAGGGGTAAATCGCATGGAAGTCAAAGGGAATTTTTACACCGCAGTGCATGGCGACTGCGTTCAGGAAGTCGGAATTTTGCCAGATAACAGCATCGGCCTATGGTTGACCAGTATTCCGTTCGGAAACCATTACGAATACAGCGTCAATTACGAGGATTTCGGACACAATCCGTCTGACGATCATTTCTGGAAACAGATGGATTTCCTCATCCCGGAGATGCTGCGCACGCTCAAGCCAGGCCGGGTAGCAGCCATCCATGTCAAGGATCGTCAGCTTTACGGTCATCAGACCCAGAGCGGCATTATGGAAACCGCGCCGTTTTCTGATGAATGCGTCATGGCTTTTCGGAAGCATGGCTGGACGTATCAGGGCCGGCGCACCATCGCCACCGACGTCGTCCGCGAAAACAATTCAACCTACCGCCTGTCTTACGGTGAAATGCTAAAAGACGCCAGCAAGATGAGCCAGGGCCTGCCAGAATATTTGCTGCTGTTCCGCAAGCCGCCGACCTCGAAGCAGAACGCCCGCGCGGATGAACCGGTCACAAAACAGAAGCCGGATACCTATACCGTCTGTAAGTCGTGCGGTTATCAGCTCACTGCCGATGACTATGGCCTGGAAATGCAAGTGTTTGGCGACCTTATCGACGGCGATAAAACGATTACCGGAACCTGCCCGTCCTGTCACCAGGAAGTTGAATTTACCACTGCGTCTGAAGGCGCTTATTCGCTTGGCCGCTGGCAGGTGGATGCTCATGCCGTGTGGCGATCCAATGGCAACCGCCCGCTAACTCCTGATGAAATGGTTTCTCTCTACCCATTACCGGAACAAATTGCGGCGCTTTTTCGCGAGGAACAACTTAACGGCCGGTATGACTACGAACGGCATGTAGCCATCTGTGAAGCGCTGGAACGTAAGGGACGGCTGCCGAAATTCTTCATGCTGCTGCCTCCGAAGATCACCCGCGGGCCTGAAGATATGATCTGGGATGACGTCGTTTTTATGCGAACTCTCAATACCGCTCAAAGTCAGGGACGCCGCGAAAAACATCTTTGCCTTGCGCGTGGCTCTTTGGTCCTTACGCGCTCAAATGGTTACAAACCTATCGAGGCGGTGAGCGTTGGCGATGAGGTTCTCTCCCATAAGGGGATATGGCGTAAAGTCCTGGCCGTTTCAAATACTGGCGTTCAGTCTGTCGTAAATCTACTGGCGCATGGCGTTCCTGGGCTGGTTCTCACTCCAGACCATAAAGTATGGTCTCGTAGAACAAGTTGGAAACGGGAGCGTGATGGGGCAGAAAGGGCAGTTCCTGGGTGGGAACAGGCAAAAGACATGGAACGCGGGTACGTCAATCTCAAACTCCCGCCCGAAGAAAATAGCCCTCTCAACATATCCGAGCTATGGCTTTTGGGTCGTTGGATTGCAGACGGACACGTCGGAACACGCGGTGAATATGTGGTGAGCATTGGCCGGGAGAAGTTGGAGGAATTTGAACGCATGGCTGATGATTGGTCAGGAACAAGATCGGAAGGCACGGCCATTCAAATTAGATTAAAAGGTTTGTCTGATGCGATGCGTGCCGCTTTGGCCTCCTGCGGTAAAGGTGCTTCTAATAAACAAATTCCACCATTTGCTTATTCTCTTTCGGGCGATTATGCAAAATCGCTTTTAGATGGTTATTTATCAGGAGATGGGTGCTTTGTGGATAAAAAGAAAACATGGATGTGCACGAGCGTGTCCAAGCAACTTCTTCTGGGTATGGCTATGCTCGCGCAACGCGCTTACAAGTCCATTGCGAGCATCTATCCAGGAAGGGAAGCGGGAACCTATACCATCGAAGGCCGCGAAGTAAATACGAAGCAAGAGTGGATTTTATGTTTTGATATTCGAAATGGCAGAGTTAGCCCGTTTATTCTTGATGATGGCGCATGGAAAAAGGTCCGCAAAGTAGAACAGGTCGGAGAGGCCGAAACCTGGAACCTGCGCGTTGAAGAAGACGAAAGCTATACAGCTGAAGGTTGCATCGTCAAGAATTGCCCGTTGCCGTTTGATATCGTCGAGCGCTCTATCCGACTGTATTCGAACGAGGGCGATCTGGTCGGCGATCCGTTCGGCGGATTGGGAACGGTCGCTGAAAGGGCTGTCAATATGCGCCGAAGCGCCTGGACAAGCGAATTGAATCATGAATATTTTGTGGACATGGTGCATTACCTTCAGTCCGCTGAACAGCAAGTTATGACTCCTACGCTTTTTGATTTAGTGGAGGCGTCGGCAATGCCGGCAGATTGATCATGAATAAACCCATAAAATCAATTTCATTTATCGTCAAAGGTCGTCCAGTACCGAAGCAGTCCTACCGCGCGGTAAAAGGCGGCGGCTATACTGACCCGCGCATAAAGAATTGGCAGGATCAAGTTGGATGGGCAGCCAGAGAGGCTATGCAAGGCCGCGCGCCCCTGACCGGTCCGGTCTCCATGCGGGTTATCTTCTGTCTTCCCAATCTCCGCCGCGTTGATTTGGATAACCTCAATAAAGGCGTATCAGATGCCATGAACGAGATCGTTTTCCTGAATGATACCCAGGTCGTCAACCTTCACCTGGTCAAAAAAATCGAATCTGTTCCAGGTATTTTAGTCCAGGTATTTTCAGGCGAGTTGCTTCCGCCATTCGTTGAAAGGCTCATACCATGAATTCACAAGGTAACGGTATCAAGCATTCACGGCAGGCCGTCCTCGATTACATCATCGCTTACAAGATTGCTCACGATGGCAACTCGCCTACTTTACGCGAAATCATGATTGCCTGTCGCGTTACATCGACATCAAATATGTCCTATATCCTGGCCGATCTTGCAAAAACCGGTCAGATTGTCATCAACCCCGGCAGCCGCGGCATTGAGGTCATCGGCGGTCGATGGAGTTACACACCAGAGGTGCAAGCATGCCAATCCTGAATTACACCACATCAATCAGCGTTGTAAAAACTGCCTCTGAAATCCAGGAGATCCTTGCGCGTGCCGGTGCGCGCACTGTGATGATCGAATACGGTCAAGATCGGGTACCTTCCGCCGTATATTTCGAGATTGAAATCAACGGCCGGCACGTATCCTTTCGCCTGCCATCCCAGTGGCAGGGTGTGTACAAAACACTCCAGCGCTCGACCGCTGAGCGTCGTTACAAAACAGAAGATCAGGCCCGCCGCGTTGCCTGGCGCATCATCAAAGACTGGACGGAAGCCCAAGTTGCCATTATCGAAGCAGGCGCAGCGGACATTGCCGAGGTCTTTCTGCCGTACATGATCAACCCTGCCTCAAATCAGACGCTATTTGAAGAATTCAAATCTGGCAATTTTCTTCTCGGGTCCGGGGATGTTGTTGAGGGGGAGGTGACGAGATGACAAATGAACAATTGGTTACGGAAGTTGAAAAGCATTTATCAAGGTTGAAAGACGACCTGGAAACAGCAACAAAAGAGGCTGTGATGCAATCAAAACGCGTCCGAGATATGGAAGTGAAATGTCTCAAACTAAAAAATCGTGTCGCGGAACTGGAAGCTGAGAACGAAGCGCTTCGCAAGGTCATTATCGGCATGTTTCCGATGTGGATCAATGCGATGGGCTACTGTGAGCACGGAAACCATCTTCAATTAGACGCTATGTACCGCTATTACCGTGGAAGTGAAAACCAAATGACAAACGAAGATTTGAAATTGATGTTTTCGATTATTCCTGAGAAGACGAAAGGCGATGAGTGATGATGGGTAGTAATCTTGTTGACGAAGTAATGATTCCAGTTCGTGCTGCTATCTTGCGGCATGTGAAGAACAAAGATGCTGTTACTGATATTTACAATCGCTGCTATGAAGCGGTTATGGCCTCCATTGCCACGATTGAGAAGATGAAAAAGCACGATGAATTACGGCAGCAAATTACAGAGTTAGAAGCAGACATCAAACGCCTGCAATCCGAACTCAAAGCAGCCAACGATGATGCAGATCGCCTTGCCAGTGAACTTGAAGAAACATATGCGCAAAACGATATTTGCTGGGAAGAACCTGGGGAATCATCGCCGGCGTTGATTGCTCATAAACTGCGCGAAGAAAAGGCGCACAAACAAAATGTCTAAAAATTCATACATTACCGCGACCGATCAATTCTGTGGTGCCGGTGGATCGTCCTTAGGCGCAACACTTGCCGGCGTTGAAGTCAAGCTGGCCATGAATCACTGGAAGCTCGCCATCGAAACCCACAACACCAATTTCCCTAAAGTGGATCATGTCTGCACAGATATCTCCGCCACCGACCCGCGCCGCTATCCATCAACAAATATCCTCATCACCTCGCCTGAATGCACCAACCACTCGCTTGCAAAAGGGAAACCGCGCCGCTACTACACTCAGGACCTGTTTGGAAATATCCTGATTGATCCAGCCGAAGAACGCAGCCGGGCGACCATGTGGGACGTCCCTCGTTTCACCGAATATCACGATTATGAACTCGTCATTGTTGAAAATGTCGTCGATGCAGGCAAGTGGCGCCTTTGGGATAGTTGGCTCCACGCCATGCACGCCCTGGGTTACAGCCATAAGGTTGTTTATTTCAACTCCATGTTTGCACTTCCCACACCGCAAAGCCGCGACCGGATGTACACCGTATTCTGGAAGAATGGGAACAAGGCCCCTGACCTGGAATTTCGACCAAAAGCGCCCTGCGACCATTGCGGTCGTGTCGTTGAAGCAATCCAGACCTGGAAGAAACCTCAGCAATGGGGAAGATACAAGGCTCAATATTTTTACCGCTGCCCGCTCTGCAATCGGGAAGTGAAGCCGTTTTACTATGCCGCTTTCAACGCAATCGACTGGTCCATTAAAGCCGAACGCATTGGCGATCGGTCGAAGCCGCTCAAACCGAAAACTCTGGAACGGATTAAATACGGTCTTGAGACATATGGCCGCAAACCGGTCATTGTCACCGGTCGCTATACCACCGGGATTGATTACCGCGTAAAAGACGCCACTGATGAACCTCTGCCTACCCAGCCTGGTGATTCATCTCATGCGGTCGTTTATCCGTGGTTGGTGGAAACGGGATATTCACATGCTCCTGATAACCGCGCTTATCCCAGCATTGGCCCGGAACCAACCCAAACTACCCATCAAACGATGGGGCTTGTTGGCTTCTTGAGCAAACAATATGGCGGCTCAGCTGAACCACAATATATGTCCATCGGCCTGGACGATCCTACCGGAACAGTCACCCCATACGATCATCATGCCCTTTTGAGTGTCCCAGCGGGATATTTGGTCCGTCAGAATTCCATCGACGGCGGCAATCCTGCTCGCCGGAGCCTACCCCTGGACAATCCCCTGGCGACAATTCTAACCGACGGTACACATGCTTTTGTCGGTATGCCGCCTTCCTTCATCGCCGAGATGCACGGTACTGCAAAATCAGGCAGTATCGATGATCCATTGATGTGTGTGACGGCCGGAGGTGGTCATCATGCGCTGCTTTCTGCCGATGCCTTCTTGACTTATTACTATGGCCAGCAAAGCGCCGGCGCAATCACGGATCCTGTACACACCGTAACCAGTCTTGACCGCGCCGGCTTGGTCGGTGCGCTTGAAGCTTTGACTGTGGACGATCTAACCTTTCGCATGCTTGCGCCTCACGAGATTGGCAAGGCGATGGCCTTCCCCGGTTCATACGTTGTTCTGGGAACCTCAAAGGAAAAAGTCAAGCAATACGGGAATGCCGTCACTCCCCCAGTGATGGAGATGCTGATCAACCGTTGTGTCGATAGCCTTCAATAGGAGAATACCATGTCAGAAGAAACCTTTGATTGCTATGCAATCGTCGAAATCCTCGGCCGCAAGGTTGTTGCCGGACGTGTCACCGAACAGGTCATCGCCGGCCAGGGCTTCATCCGCGTGGATATCCCGGCCGTAAACGACCAGGCCGCGTTCACCCAACTTTACGGTCCGGGTTCTATATACGCAATCACGCCGACAACCGAAGAGATCGTCCGCGCATACGTCGCCCGCAATGTCGGTGTTCCGATCCAGCCCTGGCAATTAGCGCTGCCAGGGAATGTTGAAGAAATGCCGTTTTAGGGGAGGTGTAACGTGAAAGATCAATTAACGGGTGTGCAAAAGACCAAACCATGTTCTTACGACGTAACCAGCGACCTTCCAGAAAATCAGCCCTGCTACCCGCGCGCCTCAGCGCTATTACAGGAAGAAGAAATCAAAAAACTGTATGCCTGCCAGGCTCGATCAAACGTTGAAATCGCTAGGTTATCCCGATCACTTGCACAAACTAGTAAGTTGCTTCGCAAATTCAAGAAAATGGCCGAAGTGCTGTTGCAGAGTAAATTTTCGTATGCGCAATCTAATAATTTTGCAGAAACTATTTATACCGATTGCGTTCATACACTCAATGAAATCTGCATGCCGCGCAAGGAACAGGAAAGCCAATAATCATGGCTGTGATGGCACTAAAACCAGGGTGTACGCAAGCGTACACCTTCAATGAGGTAAGGGAATATATCGAATACCTCTACAGCGCGAAAAGGTCACTGCGCCGAATCGCCCGCGAGGACTTCAATGGCTCCGTTTCTCATGGCGCAGTCCAAAGGGTGCTGGAAGGGGTCGAGCCGAAAGACCCGCAAGTAAGGAAAGCATTCGGCCTGCCAGAATACAGCTTCCTGGTGGTTGTCTCAGATGAACCGATACCCAATGGAACGCAGGTATATAAGGCAGTCCAATGTATATCGTGCGGTCAGTGGTTCATCCCAAATAGCCCGCGCAGGCAGCGCTGTTTCGTCTGCTTCCCCTTTAAACCGAAGTCTCTTCATTAGAAAGGAAGTATTCAAATGGGAGAAAACTCAAAAATATCCTGGACAGATCACACGTTCAATCCCTGGTGGGGCTGTGCGAAAGTCTCCCCCGGATGCGCCAATTGTTACGCCGAAACACTTTCAAACCGCTTCGGGTCTCTCTGGGGCAAAGATGCGCCGCGCCGGTTTTTCGACACAAAGCACTGGGACGAACCGCTGAAATGGAACAGCAAGGCGGCCGCTGCCGGCAGAAATGCTAAGGTATTTTGCGGGTCGATGTGCGACATCTTCGAAGACCGTCCCGATCTTACCGAACACCGTACCAGGCTCTTTGATCTGATTATGCAAACCCAGCACCTGACCTGGCTGCTGCTGACCAAACGTCCAGAGAACCTGGCGCGCCTGCTCCCGCAAGAATGGAACCAGAAAAACGTCTGGTTGGGTGTTACCGCAGAAAATCAAACTGCTGCCGATAAGCGCATCCCGCTTCTGCTCCAGGCCCCGGCCGCCGTACGCTTTGTGAGCTGCGAGCCGCTGCTAGGACCGGTTGATCTCGGTATTGGAGTATGCCAAGAGTGTGGTGGCTGTGGAGAGACCGCTGGACATTATAGTCAAGATGATGGTATGGATACCTGCGGTTCGTGCGGTGGAAGTGGACGGGCAGAAAATAAAATTGATTGGGTTATTGCCGGCGGAGAAAGCGGGCAGAAGGCCAGGCCCATGCACCCTGACTGGTCGCTGTCATTGCGCGATCAATGCCAGGCTGCTGGCGTATCGTTCTTTTTCAAACAGTGGGGCGAGTGGGCACAGGTTGAAGAATTCACCGGTTCCAATGGAAACGTGTTTAGCGACCAGCTCAAACAAATTGAGTTTGGTGGTGAAGGAAATAGCCTTCACATGCAGCGGATTGGAAAAGCCGCTGCCGGCGAACTTCTGGACGGCGTTGAGTGGAAACAATTTCCAGCTCCATTGAAAGATTGAGCATCGATGTTTGAAAATTCACTGCCATTATTAGTGTTTCAGCCATATGGCCTCTGTCAGGGTACCTTGTTGGTTGATCCTTACTCCGATGAGCTGGAACGTCAGCTCTGGCGCGGCCGGATCATTGATGGCCGCAAAGTTGGCGCAACGTGTACAGACCTGGATAATTTACCCAGGTTTATCCCATCGGTTGGCCTCGGCAGGTTGTCATAAGCAGAAAATTAGACCACAAAGGATGATATGAAAGCATTGACCGTTCAACAGCCCTGGGCGACTTTGATCGCCATAGGAGCCAAACAAATCGAAACCCGCTCATGGAAAACGGATTACCGCGGGCCGCTGGCTATCCATGCCAGTAAAAACATGCCGGTTCAAAATCGTGTATTGATGTACAAATCACCATTCGCAGAATACCTGCGTAATTATGATGTCAAACAAACTCGCATGGTCAATCATATTCCGCTCGGTTGCATACTCGCTACTTGCGACCTGGTAGATATCGTTCACATCCCGCCTTTCCCTACCCGGTGGATTTCAAAATTTAAACTTTATCACCTTGATATGTACCCAAACGAAATTTACGAAACTGGCCCAGACGACAAAATCATTCCGATCCCGCCAGATGACCCTGAGCTTTCCTTCGGCGATTACACTCCCGGCCGGTACGCGTGGATTCTTGATAACGTCAAAATTCTTGACGCGCCAATTGAAGCCAAAGGACGGCTCGGATTGTGGGAGGTCAATCTGTGATCTTCTACCTATTGCTCGCAGTCGCGTTCATTGTTGTTACATTCTTCGCGGCGTTCCTGTTTCTGGCCGTCGTGAATTTCTTTGCAAATGGTGGACGATGATACCGGTATTCTGGAATTGCCCGAACGGTCATATTTTAGGCCAGGTCGTCGGTGATGGTGACGGTCTGGCCGTTTACACCCAATCTCAATACAACCCGCCAGAAGAATGCCCGGACAGCAACGTTGAAATCATTGGCAAAGGACGTGTCCGCTGCACCATATGCGGCGCTGTCCGGGTATGGAGTTATAAAAACGAAAAGGCCAGCATAAAGCTGGCCCATCGCAGAGCGAAAGTTTGATAGTATCCGCCAATATTCCGCGGCGAAGATGGGATTAAATTGCTATTTCTCCCGCGGCGTTTGCAATGCGGCCAGCTCCAAGTCCCCAGTTGCTTGCATCTGCTTTGCGGATTTGACCGATCGTAGTTGCCCCAGAATAACCTAAACCTCCTAATAGGCTTGATCCACCGTCCAAATAACCGGCAGAAAAAACAAGTCCATTGCCATTATCCCGCGCAACCGGGAAATTAAATGTAACTGCATTATCAGCTGTCCCTCCGGTTGTACCGGTCATGCGCAGCAAAAATCGTAAACTTCTACCAATGATAAAAAATCTTGCCTCGGTTAGCGATGTTAAAGCAAACGTCATGCTGCCACTCGCCGCAGGCGCAGGATCAAAATTAAGCCACCCCGGAAAATCTGGGGTGGGACTGTACGTAAATTTTGAACCGGTAATTGCAGCATTAGCCAGGCTGTAACTGGTATTGGGCACCAGGTTGACGGTGGTTTTTCCAGTTCCACTGTTGTAAGAGCTGGACAACACATAACCGTATTTTTGGCTGCCGTTATAGCCGCTCCAATAGACGCCTAATTTTAGCTTTGTCGTCCAGTCGCCATCCAGCGTATAGCTGTTGGTGCTGGCATATGTGCAAGTTGGTAAATTGATCCAACCGCTGTCATACCCGGACAATCTGGCGGCCAAATCAGCATAAATACTTTGCGGGTTTGATCCCAGTAAGGTATCAAGCGCTGCCAACCTTGCCATTACCGTAGCATAACTTCCCTGCGGACTGGAACCCAAAGCTCCGTAGAGCGTTTCAATACCGCTTTCAATGTTGTTCATCGCGGCGGCATTCGCCGCAGTGCCTGCCTGCATGACATCGGTGGCCAGGGCGATCTGAACATTAGAACTGATCGGTGTACCGCCATTGTCAAGGATGTTATAGCGTTCGTCTCCGGCGAGCAGTTCATCGACCCAATTTGTTTTCGTGTAATCCATCTCATCTCTCCTTATGCGGGATAGTCAACGTCAATAATCAATCTGGCTTTGCCAACGTAGATTGTTCCGCCGGCATAACCGTTTTTCATCTGCAGTTTAACGGTCCTGTTTCCGCTGCTCAACGCGCTGCGCATCCATTCCGTGGCAAATTGGCGCCAGCTCTGATCTGGCGCTGTGGCATTGTTGATCTGGAAACTAATCTCAAAAGTGTCATCAGTACCGTCAATTGATAACCGAATTGTCGGAGTAGCGTATAAAGCCGATCCACGAAATACGCCGACTGCTCGCGCCCGAATACGTCCAGTTGCGGATAAAGCTACGACCACAGACAGAACATCGCTCCAACTGGTTGACGATGTAGAAACTTCGGAAGCCAAATCAGTAATGGTTATGGCCGGTGTTATTGATCCAGCCCGCATTCCGCTGGCTTGTGCGCTATCGTAAATCAACGCCTGTCCGTTTGATCCGGCCGGAACCCTTGTAATTTCTCCGGATGCCGTTGCTGCAATTACGTCGCCCTTTGTGGTATATGCCGACAATGGAACTTTCACTGCTGCGTTTGCAGCCGCTAAATCTGCCGCAGTTTGAGCCGCATTTGCCGCACTCAAAGCGCTGTTCGCGGTTGTCTGAGCCGTTGAGGCAGCCGATACGCCATTGTTAGCTGTCGATTGAGCCGTTGCTGCCGCAGTTGTGGCTTCATTCGCCGTTATCTGGGCATTATAGATGCCTGTTTCCATATGGTTCAAATTGAGTGCATTTACAGGCGTTCCAGATGTAACTGCTGTCAAAAGCTCGATCACAGCGCCTTCAGCAATCACCGTGTCGGTGTAATCTGTAATTCGATACCTGAGCGGAATTGATTCTGGCGTTTCGTTCACCCAGGCTGTTTGCACGTAAGTTCGTGTCGTCATGCATACCTCCGAAAACCATTTTGACGTAATAATCTTGTTCCACAAATCGCATACCCGCAGCGTGGCGTTTGACTGCGCTGATCGACCGGACTTCTCCATCGATTGCGCCAGGTTAGGGACGCCCCGCAACTGCTGCCCATACGAACATAGCGAGTAGGATCATAGGCCGGTTTTATATAACCGCGCCAGGGACGCCAGCGGTTCGCAAAGGTTCTATCCGCGCCGGAAGAAAACGTTCCACAGTACAAATAATATTCAGCCGCTGACCGCAAATAAGCACGAATGTAATCTAAATCTTGTTCCCAGGCGTTCACTGCAGAGTAATCCGGCGCAACTGCCGCGTTTCCAGCTTTGTAATCATGCTTCAGCGCAACCACACCTGATGCTGATGGGAAGTTTGTAGCAGTTCGCAACTGTTCAATATTTTCGATAAGTTGATTGATGTCATCGACCGCCGGGAAAGTAGTAATAGACGGTTGCACCAATGTATTAGGCGTTATCGTCAGTCCGTGCATTATTTGCACTAACTGACGCAGCAAATTTGTGTTATTCGTAATCCTCAACCAATCGGCTACATTCAAAAAAGCTTTACTGGTTCTGTTAATAATATCTGCGGACGTCCGATCATAAATAGGGCGTGTCCAGCTCATAATTGCACAACTCCTCTGGCCTCAGCGTTGACGACAAAGCCATTCGCTAAATCGCTGGTCATCTTTTCAATTACTCCGCGCATCTGGTTTCCATACACACTGTCGATAACGGCTACATCCCCAACTTCGGCGGATGGGGCGAAAAGCTTCACCTTTTGCAGATACCTTTGCTGGTAATAATCATATACACGCTGTGTTACCTCGGCAGAATTGGATGAATTTACCAGAGTGGCTTTGTCAATTTTTATGATGTTTGGCTTTACGGTTTCGTCTAATGTCTCATTGATAATAGTAATGGCCCGCTGAGTATCGATATATGTTTGACCTGTCAAAACGACAGTTCCAGTGGAAGCCACGGTGAGAATAGCATAATTGACGCCGCTTTCTGTGATGGTTGCTCCGCTTACACTCAGGTCATGGATTGGTTCGTCAAACGTGATTTCATGCTGGCCAGCAGCTAATGTGCCGTTGTAAAGCTCCTTGCTTTCGTCGCCAGGAATGTAATCATGAGTTGTGATCGTAACGCCTGTAACCAAAGTCATCAAAGATAACGGCGCTTCGATGCCTTTGTCTGCCTTTGTGATGGTTACACCGGCAGCAGCGGTTTCCGCTATTTTCGTCTTGTAAATCTTTACAGCGCTTGATCTGGCGCAGGTAATATAAGCACCAACCGCAAACGCGATCTGTTGCAGGGCCTCGCGGTAGGTGCTTGCCGGAAGCCAGCCCTTTACAACGGTCCCGTATAGATCGACGTCCAATTCATAAGGCGCATAGATAGGTTCAAGCAAGTTTGCTATCAAAGTCTGAACCTGAATTCCATCTAACCAGATACCGCCGCGGTAAGGAATACTGTCCAAAATACCCAGCAAATCAACGCATTCGAATTCAATCTGGTTATCGGATGGATTTGTCCAGGTATCAAGATAATACTGGCCGATAAAAACACTCTGATTATCCACTAACTCATGCATAGATAGTGGCTGCCGCTCTTTCAATGCAGCGAAGTATCCGGCCGGGTTCAAAATATTGAAATCAGCGTCCGTCGAGAATAGGCCCAGCTTCAAGGTTCCGAAAGGAACTTCTGTCGAAAGCATGTTGACTTCTTCGATAACTTCGGCTGTCTGAACTTCTGACCCCTGAAAGTAGATCAGCTCTCCATAATCAATGCCGCTCAAGCGTAAATATCGATATGGCCTGTTTGTGGCGCGGAAAGTGATAACGATTTTCTTGAATTCATCAACTGCTTGACCGGTAGAGAATTCCCAATCGGTAGGAGAGTATGTATCCTCCCGGATCAAAACGTCCGATGAGTCATAATATTGAATAGTCAACAAACTGATGAAATCACCGGTATATTGAGAAAACCTCAATGCCAGGCCGTCCGTTGTGTGAACCTGTTGGAAATCAACGGTCAAAACGGGTGGAACTGAAAATGCTCCGTTGTTGTCGCTCATCGCAAGGCTCATCATGCCAACGTGAACCGTAGCCGTATTTTCTGGCAAGAATTTATAACCGCCATCCAATAGCCAAAAATTAGGCTCATAGGTAGCGTATGGCCGGCTGGTAGCGTTATCTGTTCGCAAGTCGTTGACTTTCGAAAACGGTTGTAAACCACTGTCCGTGCTGGGAATGCTGTCCTGTTTGATCAGCAATCCGTAAAGCCCAAAAGACACGCGCGGAACAGTTGTCATTATGACCTCGCCGGAGATTGAGCGATAAAATTAGCGGTCAATTCAGACCAGTATATTTTGTCGCCGTCTTTGATTCTGCGCAATTTGTCGCTTACACTGGATATGTAGGCGGTATAGGTGTAATCCCCATCTGTTCCAGGAACAGTGACGGTATGAAACTCTGTCGGCTCTGTCAGTTTATCCCAAAGACGTTGATATTCATCCCGATCTAAAATTGCCCCAAAAATAGCGGAATAATTGTAATAAACCCCAATTATTTCCCGATGCAATACGCCGTCAGCAGTGCGTTCGGCATACTTATCTAAGACATCGGCTTTGCGAGTGACCTGAACAAATGGAACATCAAAACTTTCATCATCGATAATGATCATGCGGTCGCGCCTCCCGTAATCAAACTGGTTCCACGCCGGCGAGCTACCTTCTTCTGGCTTTGAGCAATCTTTTCTCCATCCAAATAAACAGGCATGGTGATATTCGTATCTCCGCCCAGGTCTCCGACTTCATCTCGGATGATCTGGCGGATAAGGTTTTCAGGCGCTTCTAAATTTCTACCAGACCGCTGATCCCCGAGGATAGCCGCAAACTCAGCGTTAGGAGGGATAACAGCCCCGGTAGCCAGGCGCGGTATCTGTGGGGTTGGCACAATGGGAATGTTCATTCCCCATGATTTACCACCATAAACTGGAACCCATGAAGGTATAGTCACTTTCAGGCTGTTTAGCCCGCCGATAACAACGTTTATACCCTTCGCCACAGAAGAGATCATCCCGTTGATGAAATCAATAATCGTATTGATCGAATTCTTTACGAAAGTCTTTATTCCTGTAAAAGTGGTTTCCCATTTTTCTTTTACATTATCAAGAGCTTCACGGAATGATTTTTTAATGGGTTCTGTAACCGTTTTTGAAAACCATGCCCCAGCCTCCGACCATTTCTGTTTGATCCAATCCCAAACCTGCCCGGCTACCTGTTTTACAGTGTCCCAGTTTTTTACAAGCAGGATGATGATCGCAATCAACGCTGCGATTGCCAGAATAATAAGAACTACCGGATTTGCAGCAAGAAAAGCTAATGCCGCGCTGAAGGCTCCAACGACTGTCGTAACTGTACTGATTACACCTGTTACAACCACAATCGCGCCTGACAAAAGAAGCGCTGCCGCGTAAAATGCCCCTAAAAACAGAACAATATTTTGAAAAGCGGTTTGATGTTTGTTGATCCAATCTCCAACTGCTTTGATTGCATCGGCCAATCCATTGATAATATCGACGATCACGCCACCCGTCCACTCAGCGAGAGGTTGTAGGAAGTTCTCCCAAAGCCATAAACCCAACGGTTTTAGCGCAATAAGTGCCGTGTCAAGTGTATCGGCCGCTGACGATAATAAATCCAAAAAAGCGGGTAGAACATTCGTGATCGTCCATTTTCCCAGGGGGATAAGAATATTATCCCAGGCCCATTTGAGACCTTCCCAGATCGTACCTCCCAGGCCGGAAAGCGATTGTTTGAACCGGTCGAAAGCTTCGGAAGCCGGCGTAAAAAGATCAATAAGCGACTGCTTGAAAGTATCGACTTTGGCTTTGAGTGAATCCAGCGCGCCTTCTGTTTCGGTTGTGTCACCGATAACACCGCCAACCGCACCGCCTCCGGCAGCTCCTGCAGAACCGCTGGCAGCGTCTCCGCTTTCCATTTGCAGCACGTTGATTTCATCGAACGCAGCCAGGGCCCCCTTCGCGGCCTTGCCTGTGTTTGAAGTCGCTTTAGATAAGTCGGCTTGAGCATCCGCTGCATCAGACGTCGCGCTGGCCAGGGCTTCCATTTCAGCCACACCGCCGCCAATTTGAATACCAAACAGCAGGCTCATGAACTGTGATACACGATTGAAAAAAATCGTCAGCGCATCGACCGCCGCTTTGATATACGGCATGACCTTAGAAATGATCGGGATGATTGAATTTCCGATAGCGACGCGCAGGTTATAAAATGACGTTCCCAAAGCAGCTACTTGACCAGAATATTGACCGGATAATTTAGCCGCATCGCCAGTCTGAAAACTAGTTTCCTGTAAAATACCGGCAACCTCAGCTTGAATTTTCTGCTGTTTGGTCAGTTTGTCAGACGTTGTTCCGATGCTGGCTGCGTAATCTCTCCACATCATGGATACGTTTTTTGTTACGCCGGCATTATCAACCAGGATACTGTTCTCGTTCTTCAAACCTTCTGTGGCTGACTGGACCGCATAGCCCAGGGTTAGGGAAGACTGCCGGCCGAAAGCGGCGCTGTCTTTGAGTGCTGTCAACACTTTTTCTATTTGGCTTGTGTCATATCCGCGCAGCGCCAGGTTCTTGTAAGCCGCGATTGCGTTGGTGGCTGGAATTAGGCCGTCTGAAATATAGCTATTGATAAATTTCTGAGCATCAGAAAAACTTTTACCGGTTCCTTGAACGACGCTTTGCAGGCCGGTCATGGCAGCCGCCATTTCACTGGCCGCTGAAACAGCAGACTTTCCGAACGCAACCACAGCGCCTACGCCAAAGGCAATCCCGATAGCGGCGGCCAGGCCTTTAACGCCATTGACCATCGCGCGGATGCCGGTGTTGAAGCCTCTGCTATCTATTCTTGTGTCGATCCTGATTGATCCGTCGTATGCGGCCATAACGTTCCTTTCAAACAAAAAAGCGGCGCAATTACGAGCGCCGTTTTTTTCCTTCTTCTAATTTGCGTAAAAACTCATCAGCTTTATCGCGCTCTTCGATGCTGCGGTCGTCAACTTCTGGGATATAGAGCATGTCGCCAATCTCGTTGGCGATTATCCGATCATCGGCGGTCGCCTTGCCGGTCTTGATCCGTTTGCGCAATCCAACCAGGTTGCAGAATGTGGTATCTCCCAGATCAAGGAACAGCGCCATGAACTTCCACCAGTGCATGTATTCGACCGTGGATAGATCAATGCCGTGGGTTTGCTGGAATGCGGCGAAGATCAGATTGGCGTCTTTGCTGAATGAAAATACCCTGGGAGAAAATGCAAGCTCTTCAGCTTCCTCTTTTTCTTTACCGCCGTCCAGGAATTTCAAACCAACCGATAGCGCCTTCTCTGGATCATCCGGCTGAATTAGATAAAGGTTACTTAGCAAAATGATTTGCTTCTCAACCTGTGCCAACTCCGGATCCTCAAAGGCCATGATTACACGCAGGCAATCCCGAAAGTCGGAATTGACTTCGTATTCTTGGCCGTCGATCTCTACCGACGTTGGCAGCTGGTCAATGAGGATGTTCACCGCATCGCCCGTTTGGATTGCTTTGCGTACTTAGCGATCTTCTCACGGCGCGCGCCTTCGAAGAATTGAGTAATCCCCTCGAAGAACTCACCGATCATCTCGAAGTTATGAGCGCCTTCGAAGACCTTCAAGCTGGTCCCGGCTCCAAACAATCCATCAATCTTGGCGTGCATGTACTCGCAGGTTTCGCGCTGGAATGCCAGCATTTCTTCCACAGCGACCGGAACGCCATTTTCATCCACGTTGGTCATTTGATCATCAAAAGCTTTTGACTTCTGGATGATGTCACCCTCTTTGCTCAAAAGCTCTTTGTAAAGCGCATAGAACCGTTCTGCAAACCCCACATCCGAAGGGTTGAATTCGATCACGCGCGATTGATCGTCGTTGATTGCAATCCGTTTTACACCAGAACTGATCTTCAAACCGTCCATAACACCTCATTTTAGAAAAGAAGCCCAGCCCGAATGAGCTGGGCTTGATATCACAATCACCCGTCAACTCAAGAACTGTTTTGTAATAGCTTGAGTTTTTTCAAGTTCAGTAATGACAATGGCGCACCGTCGTGCTTCCTCGCTGCGATCGGATGGCTTATTCATTTGTAGAACGCTGATTGCATCAGCGAGATATTGAATTGCAATTTGAACTGCTTCTTTGTCCATAATTTACTCGCTACGAAGCGGTGAACGTTTCCGTGGTCGGATTGAAAGTTCCATCAATAGCATCGCCGCGGAAATTCAGGGTGGCGTTGATTTTGATCTTCCCGCCGCCGTCGCCGCCAAAGCTGTCAATCTGAATGCTGACGCTTTGCTTTTCAGCCGGATAAGCCCCGGATACGGCGTCTTCGTATTGATAGACCAGCACGGCGTCCCGAACAGCGTCATCCAAAACAGCGCGCGATTTGCGCAAGGTATCCAGGAAGGCTAACGCCGCATCGCCTTTATCGTACGAGCTTTCAATAGGCAGAGTTGGTTTATAACTCTCAATTTCGGTTGTCCCGCTATCTTGATGAATATAGGTTTCATCCGATGTTTGCGGGTTGTAATTGATGCTGGCCGTCGTGATACCTTCGCCCAATAACGCCCAATCGGGTGTACTGGTTGCGCTCACGTCAATAAACACAGCGAATTTCGAGCGTTTTTCCATAACAAGACCTTTCTACGGCGTTTGCCGATAGACTAATTTACAACTGATCTGGTAAATGCCAGTGTCAGAAATTCCACTTTCGTATAGATAACCCCATTGCACAGCTTCAATTCTTTCCGCAGTTTTATTGCTTCCCAGGTCTGGAAGTGTTTCGGTTTCCGTTTGTGCTTCAAGCCAATCCGCGAACTGTTCCTGAAAGCCGGCGTTCTCAATTCTTTCCAGGTCGTCAGCAGTTGATTCTGATGTCTGGAAAAGAAACGGAAATTCACGCAATGAGGAACCGTTCAGATATTTCTCTACAATGCGTTCACCAGGTAAAGGAATGAGCGCGTATTGGATCGGTTCTTGCCCTAATTGGTCAACCAATATCAGCGCTCCAGCTTCCAGAAGTGGACAGGTGGCAATAAAGGTGCGTAAAGAGGAGATAATCGTCATGACCCTCTCCCAGCAATGCGGCGTGCACCCGCAATGATCGTATTCCCATGTATGGCTTTCATACGCTGGAACCAGTAAGGGCCGCGCAATGGGCCGGTTGCGCTGCCAGGCGCGCGCTTACCAAAGTATTGAGCACGCGCATAAGGTACAATCCAGGCCACTTCACCGCTGCCGATATCCGTACCCAATGTGCCTGATTTGATAAGCGCACTGGTCAGCAAAGGGGTATAAGGCTCGCAAAGGCGCAGGACTTCGCTGTCAACAAACATCTGAGCACGGCCGTAATGGCCCTGCCAGATCGGTTGAAAGCTGTTGTTCCACACTAATTCAGCCTTCATACTGGCCTGATTGATAATGATTGCACCCTTCGGCGTCTCAATGATCGGTTTTGGCATCAGCTCGCTCCTAACCGCCAATGACGCATGGCCAGGCTGCCCTGATCCATCACATCCACAGAGGTTATCTTCAGCACATCGTTGTATTTCTTTTCGAGCGCAGAAGCGGTAAAGCTGGAAGATAACTCGTCTGATACCAGGCCCTTGACGATAATGTCACCTTCCTGAAGCGTCCACTTTCCGGTTTTCGTCGTCAAGGCCTGCCACTGAACCGGTTCTAAGTACGCAGTTCCCCGCCCAAACGGGATAATGATCATCGCTTTATCGGCAGATAGGTTCGCGCTGCGCAGTTTGTTCACGGCCCGGCGATTTTCCCAATAGACACCTACAACCTGGGCACGCACGTATTTCTCAGAGCGCGTAGCAGCGTCCACATAAACGTTATAGATGGTCAGGTCGCAGTTTGTTTTCATAGCCCTGGGTACATCAGGTAAGTCTGGCCGAGATAGCGTTTAGCGGTTGAGCGAAAAACCTGCTCCCGCGTCATGCTGGCGCGGGAGTTCGATTTGTACGTTACCGAGTAGGTTCCTACGCTCTCAGAGGCGATACCGTCTGTGTTACCAGAGGCTTCAGCGGTTTGGATATCTTCAGCCAGGGCGCAGTTCGCCAGTTTGATCTGTGCGATAGTGTCTGTATCGGTGGCGTCCGTTATCACGCCGGCAGCGCGTTGGAAGGTAAGCTCGTCGATCACTTCCGCTGCGCGTTGCGCCAGGCGGGAGAAGTCAGCGCTGGCGATGGCAGTGCCGAGATATGTACCAGTATAAAAAGCGTAATCAGCATAAGCCATCGCCAGACTCCTACCAAACCTGCCAGTTGATCACGTCGCCGGTCGTCATGTTGTAAGTTGCCCCACCGTCAGCTACCGAAAGTACGCCGCTTGAGATCGATACAACCGCATCGGACATGACGTTCACACCGGAACGGAAAATCTGCACATGAAACGCAGTGGCCGCTACTTTACCGGTAGCGATTGATGCCGCATTGGCAGTCGCTTCAGCAGAAGTGACCGTATGCTGGCCGCATTCAGGCAATTTGGATAACCAGTCAATTCCAGTAGGCATTGATCCTCCTTACGCCGAAGCGACGCCTTCGACAAAATAGAGATAGCCGGTCAGTTTTCCAGCCGTGAGCGCGGCGGTTCCGACCGTGCAGGTAATTTCTTTCGCCGCACTGGTTTTTACACTGGTGCTTTCCGGCGTGTTTGCCTTCGGTACAATGGCCTTGCGGCCAACAGTAGAGTAAGGTGCACCGGAAACGGCCGCGGCGCTGATAATGTCGTTTGCGGCCTGCACGGAAATAGCCAGGGTGGCGTTCGTTTCACCGGTAAAAGCTGTATTGACATCCACGAACCCACCAACAACAATTGCATTCGCAGGGAGCGTTACCCCTACACCATGCGCACCGACCGCCGTATTATCTTCACCTGCGCTATCAGTGCCAGCGGTATCAAACGTGTAACGAGCAACGCGCAGGTTTCCCAGGCCGTTGACATCACCAACCGGGGCAATGTCGGCGAAGTTGTCGTTGACGTCCTTTAGCCAACCGTTGACGGTAATCTGCTTGAGGGTCATTCATCACCGCCTTTATTTTCTTCGGCCTTTGGTTCGGCCGGTGTTTCCTTAGCGGCTTTCCCTTTGCCTTTCAGTTTAGGTTCAGCCGGTGTTTCTTCAGGCGCTTTTTCTTCCGTGTAGCCCACAGATTTATAGCGCTTGATATCCGCTGGGTGAGCGACATCTACTGTCACGCCGTCTTTACAGAGCAACATGGATCACCGCCTTTCTAGGCTTTTTTGTGCAGGTAGATGCCGTTGACCTTGTTCTCGTACACGAAAGCATCGTGATAGAGACGATACTGCCAAAGATGAGCATCAGCACTCTGGTTGACATCCGGGCTGAAATACTTCACCTGATTGAGCTTGATCGGTTGCAAGACGGCATCCGGGCGGATGATCATAAAGTTGATATCCTTGCCGGTGGAGGCGTTCTTGATGAAACCGCCGGCATCGGAAGTGGAGCCGGCATTCAGGGTGATCGCGGTGTAGAAACGAGTCTGAGGAACTTCGATGATTTCCATGCCGTCGATGCTGTTCAAGCGCCGATCAGCGCTGTTTTCATTGCCGAGTGTGCGGGAAATTGCCGCTTCCAAATAGCCGTGAACGGTATCGGAAACGAACAGCTTTGCGCCATCCATCGGAACCTCGTCGGCGCGTAAAGCAGACTTCGCTTCATCAATCGCGGCCAAAACAGTCGAACTGGAAAGAGTTGCGCCGGATGCAACGACATTTCCTGCGCCGGCCGCGTATTTGGCGAAGCGGTAGGCGTCGATTTCAGGGGCAACGTGCATACGCATAAATTCGCGCACCAAGTTACCCAGGGCCAACCCAAGCATTTCTTCGTTATCCATGCGGTCGAGCTGGAAAGGACGACCACGTTCAATGGCCAGGGTCATGGTTTCCCATGCCGCGGTAAGGTCTCCGGCAGGGTAGCCAGTCACGCGGGAGTAATTACCCAGACCGACCATAGATAGCTTCAAAACCTTGATTTCGTTCGCCCCCAAAAAAGAAGGCGTTTGGGTCATGGCGTCCAGCATGGCGGTCTTGCTATCCGCTTTATAAGCGGCATCGATGATCGCCAAAAACGTACTTACAAGAGATACGGTATTTGCCATTGGTTATTTTCCTTGTTCAATTTGCAGCCCAGCACCTTTCATCACGGCTGCCAAAAGTGGATCGCCGGTTACATTATTCCCATTTGTTCCACCGACAATCCGAGGGGTAGGTTGATCACTTTCGAACAGGTAATCAGCGTCTTTCTTGATGGTCTCGAGCTGCTCTTTCAGGCCGATGATGGACCCGTCCGCCTCGTTGTACTTGAGACCTTCGGTGTTCAGCAGGGCCCTGACCGCCTTAGCGTTTTTGGCCTTCTCTCCTGCCAGGGCGGTATCCAGGGCGTGACCGAACTTGAGATCAGCAATCTGCTTCTGAGCTTCAGTCTGGGCGGTTTCCGCTTTGGCCTTCCACTCTTCGGCAGCTTTCTTGACGCCATCGATATCAAGGCCTTTGAAGGATTCGATCTGCTTGTTAGCTTCCGCAAGTTGTTCCTTTGCGGTCTTGTTTTCAGCTTCGGCAGTCGTCAATTTTTGTTTGACGGCTTCAACATCCTTGCCGTTCTCAGCCATGATGAAATCGATCTGCTCATCGGTCAGGCCTTTGGCTTTCAAGTCTTCACGCTTCATTTTCCTGTTCTCCTATGTTTCCGCGCCTACCCTTTTTACGAGGTCGGGTTCTCTTGGCCGCTGCCTTTTTACGCTTGCAGTTAGCGAAATTGTGAAAATAAAAAGCGCCCCGACAACCCATACAGGTTATCGAGGCGCTCATCTCTCGTGTATGCTCCCCACTTACGGGAACATCAGCTACAATTCGATTGTAGCATAAGATTTAATGTTTTCAATAACGCTTTGTCCAATCTCTCGCGGCGACCTTGATTTTATCAATTACAATTAGCCTTCCCCTTGTTCTAGCTTCTAAAACCTCATCAGGATGAGCAATTCTTCCATCTGGCAGTGTAATATAATACCGAATTTTTGCACCGGTCAGATCGCTTTCTTTAAATAACTCGGGCTGATATGGAGGCTTTCCCATTGATGGTTTCCATCCATTATCTATATACACATCTCCAACTTTACTAAGCAAATCAATTACATCGCCTTCGTCCAGAACGATTTTTCCGGTAATTTCACCTTGTTTTATTGCTTCCAACCTCCTCATATTAGAATACCAATTTTTCCTAAGCTTTATTTCGGATTGAATTTCTTTCAACGAAGAAAGTCTTTTCTGAAATGCCTCCTCATCTCCAGGACCCCATACACCAGCTATTCCATGTTCAAATTGATATCTTGAACTTTTTTGCTTATCGAGCATAGACATAAATGTTCTTTCCCGATTTACTAACTCTTCACTATCTGCGTATTTATATACATCTCTAATGGTACTCGATGCACGTTCTTCTTCAATCCTGTTCAATTCAGTTATAGATTGTTTCCTTAGTTTTGAAAGTTTAGTGTTAGCTACTTCTGGATATTCAGAAGTTATTTTATCAATATAAGGCAATGTTACTTTTTTCGTTTGGGTTTGTTTTTGTAATCCAGAAATCCACTCGCGGCTGTATTGGCGCGGCAAGCCGGTCTGTTTCGTGAATGAGCGTAGATTACCCTGCCATAGCTTTAGTTTGTCAATTTCTTTAGATGCGTCCAATCCGGCGGCCTTGAGAGCGCCAGCCTGCCGCTTGAAGTAGCGCACTTTGCGCTCCATACCGCGCTGTATTTGGGTAGCTTCATAAACGCTGATTTCTTTCCCGTTATAGGTGACGGTCTTGTTAGCGAACAACTTCAATTCCTCGCGGGAATAAGCGTTCTCAGAGATGCCTTCAAAGAATGGGTAAAATGAATGCCGGCAACCCCAACCTCCAAGACCCTCACCGGTCCCGTATCCCGTTGTTTCAGCAAAGTTTTTGTACTTCGCAGTCTGGCCATTAACCTTATAAACCTTACCTTGCCAGCTTTCATGATTGGCCGGACCGGTTCCGGTGTTTCGCGCTCCGATATGAGCAGACACAGCTATCAGGTCTGTATTCATTTCCACCGCGCGCGCCATCTGCAACTGGCTGGATGTCTGATTGATTCCTGTTAAAACGGTTCTGCGCATGGCAACATCCAACTGCTCGCGCCGGCCAGATGCGTAATTGATCACCGATAGACCCTCAGAGGCTACCTTACTCACCGCCTGACGGATAGCAGAGTTGTAATCAAACGCGCCGCTGCTGACTTGCATGTAAGCCAGGTCGGCAGCGGATATGAACGCATCTTGACCAGTAACAGCCGTCGTCTGTGTCAAGTTACGCATGAGACCCTGAGTGCGCGCCAATCCTGCCGACAATACCTGTGTCATGGCCGGTGACAGGTTCAGTGGGAGCGGTTGCAGGCCAGCGCGTCGATAAATGTCATCGTCGAACGCCATCGCCTTTACGCCGGCATTCTTGAACAGGTCACGCAGGGTGCTTTCAGATTTTCCAGTTATGCTAGCCAGTTTCTCAAGAATTCCTTCGTACAGTTTCCCGCTCTCAATAGCGCGCTGCATCTGCCAGGCGGCCGTCGGGCTGGCATAATCCATCTTTGCCAGCCGGCGCGCGATATCATTGATCACCGACTGTTGGTATTCCTCATACAGCTCGATGATCGGCCCAGGTAAAACGTCAAGGTAATCGGCGGTGAGCATTACGCCCCGGTATTAGAGAATAAATCGGCCTGCGCCTGTTGTTCCTGCACCATCGCCAGCATTTTACGCGCCGTCTTTTCATCCTCACCGAAATTACGCATTCTGAATTCGATGTGGCTCATGAGGCCCTCAGAAAGGACGCGCAGGTCTTGCTGAAATTGCATGTCCTTATCGACGATCACGCTGTCATCGAAGTCAAACGCGGTCGAATAAGCGCCTTTGGGAGCCAGGTTGTACAGGGTAGCCCAGACGTCCATTGCATACAAAAGCTGCTCAATGGCGTTCTGCAGGGCCTTTTGTACGCTGGTGATGGTCGCGTACGTGCGTTGCTTCGATGTCTTAATTTCTGTGGCGGTCTTGTCGATAGACTGAGGATCAGACAAAGTACCGTAGGCCAGGCCGCAGGTATATTCAATCCGCTTCAAGATTGCGTCCAACCCGTTCAGATAATTCTCTTCGCGCAAGGATGGCGACCAATCATGAAACAGACCTTCGGGATTTTCACCAATGTCACTGCTTCCATTCAACGCCCGGTAAAGCCGTTTCAGCGGAAGTACCGGCGTGCCATCGGCTTTCTTCTCGAAGGCAATCACGTCGGCATACAGGGCGCGCTGGCCGCTCTCAAACTCCCAAAGCAGGTCGCTCCACAGCTTATCCGCGTCTTTGATCAAATCGACTGCTCGGGAGTAGCAGGATATGCCCAGGGGGGAAGTAGGTTCGATATTATTGGCCAGCGGGTAGCGGAAATAAGCGAACAAAGGCCGCGCAATGTTCGTGATCGTCGCCTCCGGGAGCAAGCCGGCCCAATCATCGACTTCGGTCAAAGCAACCGGGCTGCCCAGGTTGTCAGGCGTTGACGACCGGAACGCCATGTTTCGAATGGAGCATCCACTGTCAGTCATGGAATGATACTCAAGTCTGGTGTAATATTTGTCGCCAATCACGCGCTGATCTGCAAAAATGCAATCAGTAATATCTCCATCCGCATCAAACTTGACCGGGAAGAACATATCAGCTTGAATAAAGTCAATCACGACCTTATCTTTACTGACGTACGGCTTCATCATCAGACCGCCTTTAGCAGCTCCCTTTTCGATCTGTTCCCGCAGTTTTGGCAACAAGCGAAGATTGACCGCGTCCTGAATGTACTTTGCCCGGTCACTTCCTGTAATGCTGATCGTCAGCTCAATCGTCACAGATTGCGCGATTTCACCCGCGATAGCAGCCGGCAAGTTCAGGCTTTTGGTATCTGCATTGATCCACGGTGCTTTATTGGCATACATATCTGACCATAAGGTCAGCGCGGCGCTCATCTCTGGGCTAACGGCAATGTCGGCGCCTAAATATTTTTTTGCATCGTCACGTTGAAACATTTTCTTGATTACCTCCTTTATCCAGGCAATGATTTTCGAGAACATTACTTACCTCTCTTCCGCCAGATAAGATTCGTCGCGTATCTCACACGATCAATCGAGTGGTTATTTTTATCCGGGTATTCGCTGATGAAATTACCATCCGGGTCCTGTTCGTATTCGTAATTTAGGAACTCTTCAGCGGCGTACGGCGCGCGCGTATCGTCGATGATGATGGCGGTTAGGCCTTGCAACCACTTGATTGAATACTTAACGCTGTCAGGGCCTTTTTCAGCGCCCCGGCAGGATGGACCATAAATAATGACCGGATTTCCTTTACCATCAAGGATGGTGCGACCGTTTTCATCGACCGCCTCAATACCATCCGCTGAATACTGTCTGAAATCGGCAACGCTCTTCGGTTCCGCGCTGTCCGCAATGATCGTTTCAGCGGCGGTAACACCAAACTTTTTGACAATGCCCTTGTAAAGCTCAAGGTTATTTTGTTTCCAGGCGCGGTACTCTCCGAAGATATACAGCACCCGCCGGGCAGCATCATAATGCACCGGCCCGAAGTCAGCCGGATCCGGATACCATCCCCAGTCACCGCCCCACAAAACATGATCGAATTGGGCGATTTGCTCATCGCTGATCTTCTCGATCTTGACGTTCTCAAAGACTGTTCCGCCGGCGCTCGACGGGATGCCCAGGTACTCGTGTTCATAAGCCTTTAGATTGACTTCTTTCAGGTATGTTGCTTCGTCAAGCCAGGCTTTACCCAGCCATTCAGGCGGTACGTCAAGATAACTCGAAAAGTGGATATATTGGTTATCTTTTGGAACTTTGACGTACTTATTGGCCCAGTTGCTGGACGTAGGTGGGGGGTTGAAGCTCTTGAATATAAACGCGGTATCGCCGCCGCGGATAGCAGATTGTTCAATTTTTCGGATAGCTTCCGGCCCGTGGAACTGGTCCAGTTCCTCAAACCATGCGATACCGATATACCCGAACTTAGGCTTGATCGATTTGATCTTTCCAGGGTCATCGGCACCGCGGAAATAGATTTTCTGACCGGTAGGTTTGTAGGTGATTTCAAGCGGGCTGGTTGTCCGTTTAAATTTGTCGGATAGACCTGGGTAATAGGCGTCGAGCTCGTTGATCGCCCAATCCAGTTGAGCGTACACGCTATCCCGCAGGGTATCGGCCACCTGGCGCAAGGCAACTGCGTGCATGGTTGGGTTATTGACCATCAGCCAGATAATGGCCAGGCTTTCGAAGCTCGATTTCGTAGAACCGCGGCCACCGTGAAAAACATATTCGATATGCTTTTTATCGCGGATATCACGGTAAGGCGCTAAAAACGATGGAGCGATAATATCAGCCGGAATTGAAATCGAAGGCACAGCCTCACTAACTTCTTCTTCCGGTTTTTGGGTGAACGCTCCGCTGTAATCTCCGATGTTCTTGATTGCTGCCGGCGCGCTGTGAAGCTTAAATTTGATACCATCCTTTGGGCTATCGGCGAATTCTGAAACCCTGAAGCTTCTGTTTGGATCGGTGAAGGCTTCCATGTCAATGACGACCTTCTTGACTAAGTAAAGCCTTTGCGTCTTGCCGGTATTAGGGTTTCGGTCGATTTTTTCGTCGATTATTTCTTCAGACGGAAGTGGGTCAGACGTCCATCTTTCGGAAACTTTGAAGAACTGGCGCATATCGTTGCGGCCGAACTCTGACATGCGCGCCTGTGCTTCTGCCTGCGACATAATTTGTTTTCGCCATGCGGCTTCTTTTTCTGCTTCCGCTAAATTGTTAAGGTACTGGTCGTATGCTTCGGCACGAGCAACCCAGTGGAACTCTTTAACTTGATAACTCCAACTTCCAGATATCGACTTGGGACGCGGTTTATTTTTATTTTTTTGGCTTTTTGCCCATTCAACAGCATAAATTCCCAATACAGACCTGCCCGGTCCAGCAAGACGATATGCTGAAAATCGCTGATACCAGCGGTTTGTTTCGCCGTCCATTTGATCCCAGGGCTTATTTTCAATATCTGCCACACTGATAACTACCTACCCGGCTGGAAAACCAGCCGGGTTTTAAATAACATACGTGACCATGTCCACAAACACAGGCGCTCCATATCATGCCTCTGGCCCAATGCCGGCATAACCCATTGTGCGTGCCCAGTCAGTAATAGATTGCTCCCAGGTCAAGGCAGGTGCTGGCTGCTGAGATTGTTTGTAACTGGGTAGGTTTGCGATAGCATCCATGACACCAGGAAGCGCAGAATATTTCAGCGCATGCTGCAAACTCCACCAGGACACGCCGGATGCTCCCAAACCGCGCGCACAAGCGTCAAACGCAATTACAGCCGGCGCTTTAGCCGTACCGCCATCGCCAATATAGGCGCGTCCTACCGGTACAATCGGGATGTCTGTAACCGCCCGCCATTGCCGCCAGCTTTCGCGCGCATAGGCTTCCGCCGACGCAGGATCATCGCCCCAGCTCCAATACATCATCGGCATACCAAAATCAGCAGCCCCATAGCGCGGGTCAGTGGCGGCCCACAAGACTGCCTTTGGATGCCAGGTGCCTTTTCGGCTGGGAGGCTCATACATCGCCCACCAGCACCAGCCGGCAGGCTTATCCGTATCGGCCTTGTACGCCTTGAGCATATTACTGGCGGAGCTGTCCGCTGTTTTTGAGGCGTCGAATTGCGCTTCAGCATCGAATACAAAGGCGTCCAAGCTGAATTTGTTGACTAGGTTAGCAGCCAATCGGCCATCATCCACCGGCTTTGCTCCATAAACCGCTGATTCTCCGATGACATGCACGCCGGCTGATTTCAGCGCGGCAGCCAGTGCGACGCGCTTTGCAATGGCCCAATTGGATAAATAGACCGAGTGAAGGATGACGCCCTGAAAACCGCAAGTGGTAAAAAAATTTGCGATTTTCTCAACGTCTCCGCTGAAACATTCCTCAATTTCCCAGAGGTGAATTGATTTACCAACCAATTCGCTGATTTCCATATTCCCTCAGGCTTTCTTGCGCCGAGAACTGATGAACTTTACCGGCTCAAAGCCGGCATCTTTTACCTGACAAACCAGGCGCTCAGCCCATGACTGTAAATCTTCTTTGTCAAGTTCCAGATCACTTACGTAATCCTTCAGTTCTTTGATAATCCCTCGCAGGGCTTCAACGTCATCTTTCTTTGCACCTTTCAGGTACATAAAAATCGAACCTGCGAGGGATGCAAAACTCACAATAAGAGCTACCGTTATTTCGCTCGCCATAAGGTTACTTTTGTCCGAAGAACTGGCCGATCAGATCATGAATGTAAGTCGCGCCGCGGCCAATTGCCAGGCCGGTCAAAGTAATCCCGAGCCAGTTAGGAACAATTGCAACTCCCAACCAGGTCCCGACCAAAACCAGGAGATCAAATTTATACAACCAGGAACCCAATACGCCGACCATCAATGCGGCATAAGGAAGCAGCCATTTATAAGGCGTCAGGGTTTGAATGTGATCAAACGGCTGACCGAAAACATACTCAGTCAGACTCTCCACCAAAAACGCCAAAAGCAGGATGACTCCTAAAGTCGCCAAAACGGATAGATCAGGCGCTGTGTCCTCTTGAAGAACCATGCCAGAAGGAGCGGCGAACACAGGGAAAGCAAGAGTGAACACCATCACCAGGGCCAGAATAATACTGGTTACAATTCGTTTCGCTTTCATACAGTCAGTCTCCTTTGCGGATTAAATAAATAGCGCCCCAGCAATCCATAGATTGCCGAGGCGCTCATCTCTCGAACCCACCGCACAAGTACAGCAGTGGCAGCTATGTTGTCATTATACAACAACCAATCCGCATAAGTTAACTGCGTCGTTTCAAATTGTCGATAATACTGTTTCGCGGCTTTCTTCGCATCCTATCCAGATGCACATACCGGCGCGCCATCTTATCGCTGGTCTGCCCCAACTTTTCCATAAGCTCGTTTTCCGCCATGTCGTCAGCGGCCATTGCGGAAGCGAAGAAATGCCTGAAACGGTGCGGGTGAACATCGGGAATGCCGGCGCTGATGCCGATCTCATTCAGTACCTGCCGGATACTGTCCTTGTTCATCGGGTTGCCCCTCAGCGTTATGAAGATCAGGTCGTCAGGCTCAAGATTGCGACCTTCACGTTCTTCGCGCCATGCAATGTAATCCCACAGGGCCAGGCGTGTTTTTCGTCCAATCTCAAGCCGGCGATATTTCGTTTTACGACCGGTTCCAAAGGCCTGTACGGTAATCAGGCCGTCATCAAAGTCGATATCTTCACGCTTCAACCGGGAGCACTCAGATACACGGATCCCTGTTTCTGCCAGCACCATGATGATAGCAATATCCCGCTTGGCTGTCGCTCGCGGAGAAGTGTACGGTGTGCGCGTTTTGGTTTGCGCTACTTTCGTTCTTCGTGCCGCCTCAAGCAGGCGTAGGATTTCATCTTCTGTAAGTGGCTCGATAATTCTTTCGGAATATTCTGGCCTTTTGATGCGCAGGTCTGGCCGGCGCTTCAGCTTATCGCTTTCTTCGCAAAAGCTGAAGAACGACCGCTCAGCTGTCCAGATATTTTCAAGACTGCGCCCGGCCAGGGGAGCGGTTGATCCTGATTTTCGAGCTGGAACGTAATCGTTGCGTACCCAGGCCCAAAACCTGTCAAGGTCGTCAGGCTTGATATCTTTCAATTCGCTGTCTGGCCCCATGTACCCAGACAGCAGGCCCAGCGCCCAGGCGTACAGCTCGCGCGTGGACTGAGAATAACCATTGGCAGAGATGGATAATAAAAACGCTTCAATGCTTTTGCTAAGAATCAT